CATTGCTTCATCTTCACCGTCTGACATACCTTTAGCTGCGCCATCTGCATCACCGTGGATAGCAGCACCTGCTAGTGCGCCGCCAACGCCAGAAATGTCAACTTCGCCAGCATCTGATTCACTGTCTGTTTCAAAAGCTTCGATGTCATCACCTGCTTTACTACCAGCGGCATAACCTGCCATAGCACCTAGTGGTCCGCCTAACATTCCGCCACCAACAGCGCCAAGGGCGCCAAGCCCAAAGCCTTCGTCTTCTGGCTCATTATCGTCAGCACGACCTGGTGCAGGTTGTTCAGGATCATTCATTGTGTCTAACATCTTCTTCATCTGGTCTGCACCAGACATAGGAGGAGCCATAGTAATACCAGTAGTTGGCTTATCCATTGGCATGTCGTGCGGAGTAACTTCTTTGACGCCTGCTAGTGTCATAATGTTATTCAACATGTTTGCAACTTCGTCGCCTGTGGCGGCAGTTGCATTGATACTGAAAGATGCTGGAGTGCCAGTAGTTCCCATTGAGGGAGCCATTCCGCATTCTGCAATAGTATTTTTAACACCAGAAAGGTAGCGTAGGCTATCTACACTTAGTTCTTCTGATAAACTTTGTTGAACTGCTCGAACAGCAGCATCTGGTGCTACTGTGGGTTTAGCTTGAGCCACGTTAGGATTTTGACCATCCAACTCAGCTAAACGTTGTAATACATTAATCATTTTCATAATTATTTCCTTGGATCTGCTGCCTGCATAACAGGGCTTTTTGTATTGCCGGTGGCGTCAGTATTGAACTTAGCTTTGGCAGCAGCCGCGCTATCACCTGTTCCGTTGCCTTCGGGAATTTCTTCCCCACGTTCACGTCTTTGTAATTTTAGAATTGAATTTAATTCTTTTACAAATCCGGTATTGTATTTGTCACCGTAGTAATCTTCTCCATTTACAGCAGGAGCTTCTTTGTATTCGCTATCCATTAATAATGGACTTTGTTGCTTTTCTACTTTTTGTTGGTAAGCTTCGTATGGTTCATCTGGTCTACGAACAACAATACACTGTTTAGTAATTCCTAACTCACTAGATAGGTATTCTACTAATTCAAATTGAGTTGTTGGGTAATTTAGAGTTACTTCGTAAATGCTAACTTCGCTATTTTTTACAGCAGGAAAATCTAGTGGTAATTCTTGTATTGGAGTTTTGCCAGTTTTTTTGAAACTAGAAATTTCAAATTTAGAAAGTAACGATTCCATTGCCTTCTCTTGGTCGTCCGACACAGTGCCCGCTACTTTAACTCGAAAGGAGTAGGTCTTTTTAGATTCTGCAAGATGTTCTTTGAATGATCTCATTGTGGTTTCCTATGCATTATTTATTCATATTTTTTAGTTTTTCGAGAATTGAGTTACGATCTGTAATAACATATCCTTCTCCTTCAATCTCGTCACCTTTTTCGCCATGCTTTCTATCAATAGCAAGTTTCTTAAGTTGCAGATCGACCATTTTTAATTTTTTATCTATTTTGTTAGTTTTTGCAGTAATTGCTGCATTTAACATTTGTCCGGCTACTTCAAACATCCTAGTACTGTAGCGAGCCTCTACATTCATACCTAGATCCATTAAATCATCATATGCTTTTTCAGCCTTAGCTGCTAAGAAATCTAATTCAGCATCACTTATATCCCCAAGCCCTTTAACTCTAGGTAGTGCTGCAGAAATTTTGTCAAACTCTTCTAATTTATTCTGTAAATCAATAGTAGGTACAATTACTTCGGCAGGTGCAGGAGTATCGATCATTTCATCACTAGGTGATATGTTTAACAATTCTTCAAGTTTCTTAGTCATAAGCGTACTTATCCTTTCTTTTTACCAGTATGGAAAATATCACTTTCGTTGATTATCCTAAACTTGATGCCCTGGTTCTTACACCAGTTGGAAGCTGCCGCCCACTTGGCCATGTTCTTAACATATTGTGCTTGGTTGTACTGATTTTTTCCTACTTTTTCTAAGATAGTTTGATTAGCTGGTTTGATCTCAATTAATTCTGCATGTTTTTTTTGATTTTTATCTAAGTATACAATTAAAAAATCTGGAACATAAACTGTATTTTTTCCTGTCAAAGGATCTTTATACGGAATCTGAATTGATTCACTTGACCATTGCTGTACGCTAGGATTATGATCGCAAAATTGCATAAAAGTCAATTCCCAAGAACTTCTATATAGTGGTGTTCTAGAACCTACATATTTTTCGGGGTTGTCAATTTTATATTGACCTTTAGCAAATTTCAAACTCATGCTAGGATGTTACGTTGTATTTCATCGGCCGCAGTAGGTAAAATATAAATCCCTAAACTGCTGGTCTTGAATCTATTATAGTTTAAGATTTCGGCAACAAGTCCGCTAATTTCTAAATTATCTAATGCTGCTAAACTATCTATAATCTGCTGAGGATTAAAATTGTCTTTCTTTGCCTGTGTCAAAATTATCAATGCAATAGACTCTGCACTAGATGTCGAAAAACCTCTTTTTTCAAAAAAAGATTTAATTGATGTTGTAAAATTATTATCTATATCAACTGGGGCATTAAAATATTGATCAAAATATTTCTTTGTAGGATCTGCACTATCTTGAGTTGCTTGCTGGATTGGCAGATTTGAATATAATTTATTTTCCATTAATTAGTACCCCCTAAATTTCTTGGTGTTGCTAGGGACACGCTTTCAGATCCAATTTTTCTAAATAAAGTGTTAACTGGATTTACTTGCTTAGTAACTATTTGGTCTGGAGTCGATCTATCCAAGTCAATTTGACTAATTGTAGAACTTGCAGGATTAGTAGCACCTCTTATAAGACTACTTGTTACTAAACTATATGCTTCTTGTTTAATTCCTGCCTTTGTTAAACTTTTTGCATTTTGTGCAAGATTTTTTGTACTTATGGCAACATTTAACCAGTCACCAACACTTAACGGACCTTCTTTATTAAACACTCCTAGTATATCAGCCGATCCATTGAGCAGGCCACTAATGCCTTTGCCGCCACCACCAAGCACAGATAGTGGACTGGGCGCATTATCGTAATGTATTGAGTTGAACCCTGGTTCTGTTTTAGATACTGGAGTATTTTTCGTGTCGTAGTAGACTGCTTCGTACGCCACTGTCATTTTGGCATCTAATAACTTGTTTCCATTAGTTTGATCTAATTGAGAGTGTGCCCATTCTGTAATGATAGGATTTATTAACGTGACTGAACTATATCTTCGTCTGTTTAATAAAAATATTTTTATATAACTAAAAAATGGGTCAGTCTGTCCGTTGTTCAATCCGTAGGCGTATGCTCGATTATCATATTCAGATAAATCCTTATACGCTTCCGGTATTTCTGACATTGTCTTTGACAATGAATTAAATCCTGTGTATCTAGAATCAGCATAGTAGTATTGATAATAGTTTTTCCACAAATCAGTAATAATGTTATCCATGTCATCATGGAAGGTAATACTAACAGGATTATATGTTATCTTACTTTGAACTACTGTCTTTTTGTTGTACTGATTTAGAGTTTCTGTTGCAACGGAAAATCTAGGAAGGTCTGCAGATTTTGCCAGTAGTCCTAATTTTCCCCTCGATCGTTTGTACCAACTATCGTCGAGAGCTGCAAAAATTGTCTTATCGTGTAGTTTAGGATTTAATCCAATTTCGATAAAATAAGTCCAGCCAGCCTTAGGAGCCATGCCGTAGTAGTTGTCCTGGTACAATCTGGCAGCATGTTTATAATCTCTAAGATAACCGTCGTTACCAAATAGGCCGCCGGCAAAGCCGCTAAGGAATTGTGTAAAAGCATTTGACATAATAATATTTATGTCAATTGAAATAGCGAAATTACGGCATTAATTGTTGGTACATTTCTAGAACAGCTTCTCGAGTAGGGCCTAGGTAATCGTTGTTTACAACTGAAAAATTGATAGAATCTTTCCAAAACATTCTAAGTTCAGTATCTGCTTTACTTTCAATTTCTTTGCCATGCGGGAAAAATGTCATGTTTTCTAATAATCCCATTTTTGGATATGCTACTAACTCGCCATTTTTATGATCAAAAATCCACCTGTGATGGATTCCTCCCTTAAAAGTATCTCGACGTTGGAGTTCATAATATTTGCTAGGAACTGCAATAAATCCTTCTTTAGCAATGCGTGGCAAATATTTTAATGCTGCCATAGGATATGCAATGTCTTCTAATGTATGTGTGCAATTGACAAAATCAAATTTGCCATGTTCTTCTACGTAGTTGAATAATTGAACCCAATCTTCATAAGAATTTATATCTCCGGCAAAGGCATGGACATTTGGAATCTCAATAGGTCGTAAATCAAACGTGTGCGTTAAGTATTCTTGATTAAAAGGATTATGACTTGCCCCAATGTCTAACAATGTAAAATTAGGATTACGTTCTTTGAGATTTTTAACATGGTTAAGGACCTCAGAGCGTCCGTATAGTTCTTCTTTATAGATATAAATCTGTTGTGCCACAATAATCTCCAGCCGTAAAAAAAGCGTGTATAGTAATTATACACGCTTTTATAGACTAAAGTCAACTGTGATTAACCAGTTGCTAATGTTCTTGTAGTTCTACCAATTGCTGCGCCAATACCAACCGGTGCGCCCGAGCCGTCAATCTGTACAGCATTATCGTATTTGAAAGTTAGTGTAATGTCGATTGGATCACTGCTAGAATAATCAGTATTTGAATACACGCTGTTCTGGACATAACAACCGTACAATTCAAAAGTTTCTAAAACTTTTGGTTCGTTAGCACCGTTACCCCCGTCTAAGATTTCGATACGTGTTACAAATTTGTAATCAATACCGCTAGCAGCAGAACTCTGTTCAAAGAAGTCGAATTGTTTCTGTAGTTGCTCACCGACTAGCTTGCTAACTTCGTTAGAAACATCATCTCTTACAACCAAAGTAACATCTGCCCATGTGTAACGGCCAGCATAATTAATTTTGCTGTTGTAAACATGAAGCTCGATGTTATCAAACGACACTCCTGGACGAGTAATATTCATTACTTGTTTTGTAAGTTCAGTAGTTGGCTTACTTACACCAAAATTTTCCAATGATACCCTGAAACGATATTTCAGCTTAGGCATCAATAGGCCCTGCGAAGTAGCACTCTGTCCGCTAGGAAGAGGTACTGTAAATTTACTTAAACTAGAAATTGCCATCTAGATGCTCCTTGTTTACTATATTTAACCATTATCTGCCAGCTGCAATATCACCAGTGTTTTTCAAGCGTAGTGGAATATAGATAAATTCCACAGCCTTAACTGGCTCAATAGCAATATCAACGTGTAGTTCGTTACGATCAATACGTGCCGGTGTGTTGTTTTGTTCATCACACTGTACAATAAAGTCATAGATAGCTCGTTGACCCACTAGTTCAAGTAATAAACTCTCTGCCGATTGTTTAATTTCGTTACGTGTAATTCTATCGTTTGGTTCAAATAAAAACGGACGAGCTAAAAGATCTAATTGTCTACGTAAGTATGCAACTAAACGAGACACGTTAACCCTATCTAAAGAACTTACCGCCTTTGCTCGAGTCTTTTGTCCAAATACTACTAGACCAGCGCCCGGTAATGTTGCAATCGGATTAATTTGTATTCCGCGGTCCTGTAATACATTTCTAATGCTTTCTGGCAACGGGCTTTGCACAAACTCACCATTCTTGACATACCCTACGGCTGTTGCATTATCAACCCCGCCTCGACGTGTGCCGGCTGGTGCAAACCAAGGATAACTTCGTTGATCGCTAATAGCAATAGTACGCAATATCATGTGGCTTGGAGGAACAACAATATTATTTCCACTGTTGTCAGTTGTAAATCCGCTTGGATAGTACATAGCTAGGTATTCATCGTAAGTGCTAGCACCTGTTTCTCCGTTGTCAAGGGCAGTTGTGCTCGAACCCCATGCACGTAGATCAGTTCCATTAGAGGCTAATCTAAACGGAGTATCGCCAATAACAAAAGATGTTAATCCACGAGAAACGTTTAAGCTAACCATGTTAGCAATTGCTTCTGGGTAACCCGGAGTTGAAATTAAGTTAGCTACTAGTGTATCAGTATCACGAATACCTTCGTTTGTATCGATAGTCGTCTTTAATGACTTAACTACCATACCTCGTTGAGCCTGTCTACCAAATAGTCCACTACCATCAGTGTTATTACCAGTAGCATTTACCCAACGAGCTGCTGCATACGGGGCGCTTCCCATAGTACCATCCATTACATCGCTGTTAAATCTAATGTTTATACCATTGTTAGCAGTAACATCAATGTACTGAGAAACATAACGTTTAACATTATTTCCACTACGACGAGTATTCCATAGACGCATGCCTTGTGGATATAGTGCCGGATCAATACAATCAGGATCTAAGAAATTACTAACTGATAAGTTAATAATCGTAGATGGAATAGTTGATTGTCCATTAACGGCCCAACGAGCATCAGCAAATACCCAACCGCTAGGGCTAGTATTGTCTGCTAAATCTTGTTTTACCCATTTAATTGTAGAAGAATTCCAAACATAAACATTCTGTCCGTATTTTTCTGGATCAGATGTATCAATCCAAATATCTCCATTTACTAATGGCGAACCATCACTTTGTCCAGAATCTTTATTAGGCTGTGTAGCTCTAATAATAGGGCCAGTTGGATTAGTATCAGGGAATGCATTTCTATAGCCAATCCACGTTGTGCCGTTGTGATATAGAATATCTACTTCGTCTTGTACCGCAGAGTACCATAGTGTACCGTCTGCAGGAGCAGAGCTAGGAGCTAACCCGCTAAACTCTACTGTAGATGTAAGAAGATCAATAGGTTTCCAATTACTTGCTCTCAACTCATATGGAGAATGCTGTCCTTCTGGATATAAATTTGCAGCATATAATGCAAGGCCGCCGTTATAGAAGCCAACGTTTGCTAGAGGAGCGCCATTACCTTCTGATAGATAAATT